CTAAGCGGCTCCCTGCTTGGGTTTGCGGGCGGTTGCGTGTCCCCCGTCCCCGGATTTTCCCCATATCTCGCCGATGGAGCCCGCAAGGTGAGACGTGTTGACGTGGGCGTAGCGCATGACCATCGACGCGCTTTTCCAGCCCCCTAGCTCCATCAGCGCGGTCAAGTCGCGGTTGGCCCGATAGTGCCAGGTCGCCCAGGTGTGGCGGCAATCGTGCGGGCTGAAGTCTTCCACGCCGGCGCGCTTCAGCATCCCCCTCCAGGCCGTCTTGATTTGGCCTCCACCGCCCTCGCGTTCCTCATAGGGCTCGCCCAAGGGTGTCATCTTGCCGGAGGCGGTCTGACGGGGCAGGGACCGCCGGAAAACGGCTCCTTGGCGATGGGGGAGGGTGGAGAGGGCCGCGACCGCCCGAGGGTGTAGCGGGACGCCCCTGGCCTCGCCGTTCTTGGTGTCGATGAACTCGACGTGTGCGCGTTCGAGATCGACGTTGCGCCAGTCCAGATAGAGCGCCTCGGAGATCCGGGCGCCCGTCGAGAACAGGAACACGACCAGCGGGCGCAGATGCGGGGCGGCGGCCTGGATCATCCGGTCGGCCTCGTCATGCGTAACCCACCTGATTCGGCCCCGTGGCTCCTTCGGCCGTGCGATTACCGGCTTCTCGCACCAGCGCTTGCGGGCGGCGTGGTGCAGCACCGCGGCGACAGGCGTATGGATGTGGCGATTGACGGTCGAAGGGGCTCCCTTGGGCTTCAGGCGCTTTGCCAGGGCGTCGATCTCGGCTTGGCCGATGGCGGCCAGTGGCTTCGTACCGATCACCTTCAGGATCGGAGCGAGGTGCACACCCTCGCCCCCGGCCTCCATGTAGCTCAGCGCAGCTTCGGCGAAGGTGCGCGTAGCGGAATCACCGTGGACCGATCGCTTGAGCAGTTCGGCTTCACGGACCGCACGGACTTCCTCGGCGGCTTTGCGGTCGCCAGTGCCAGTGCTTTCGTCAACGCTGATGCCCCGGACGGTCCCGCGGAGGTACCAGTTTGGGGAACCGTGTCGTCGTTTGATGGTGAGGGGCATGGGAGCCGTTCCAGAAGAGCCACGATGTCGGAGGGCGTGAAGATGTAGGTCCGGCCTTCCTTGCGGCCGACGCCGTATTTCTTGACCATTTCCACGAGCTTGCGCTCCGGCCATGGGACGATGCCCTCGGCCACCAGCATCTTCGCGGTCTTGATGATCGGCCAGGCGGTCATGACGGCTCCTGCTCTGGCGCTATTCGACCGAGCCTTTCCATCGTCCAAAAGGCTATTCCGTGCAGGTCGAGGGTGAGGAACGAGCGGAAAGCAAACCCTAGGAGGCTAGGCATCGATTGCTCAGACCTTCGCCCGCCCGGCAACTCGGTCGACCAGCCAGAGTCCGCAATGCCTGATGTGGCGCTGTAGATAGCGGTGGCGCTGTCTCCAGTCCCAGCAAGCAGCATAGTCCGTCCGCTGAGGCCGAAGATTAGCTCCCATGAATCGGCGACCCTTTTATCCCCGTAGACTTCTCTGCCGGGATGAGGCGGCAGGCTTGCCATCAGGGTTACAATGCGATCCACGCATTCATTTGCGATCTCGTAGGCCTTCGGGACCGAAGCACCCCAGTCGACGAGATCGCGCATGATGCCGAACCGAAAAACCTCTAGAGCCGAAAAGGCGTGCCACCCTTTCTCGGGGGCTATCTCCAAGGTGGCGAACCAGCGGCGCAGTGATTTCGGTGTCGTGCCACTCGCCTCGACGACATCCGAGAACCGGTACTGCTGCTCGTGAAGTGTCGAAATGTCTCCCATAGGGCATGTATTGAGCCGTTCCGCCTTCACGTCAAGACGTTCCCTTTAGGAGGCGTTCAAGCGCCCAATCGATTTCGCAGGGCAGAGGCAGGCGGCCGATCAGATCCGACTGGTGAAAGCAGTCCTCCACGGCTTCGCGCTGAGCCGGGGTCAGTGTGTCCAGATCGGGCATCAGTCATGATCCTCCGGCTCGCGGCCGTCATGCTCGGCGCCCTCGTCCTCACAGACATGTTCCAGGTCCAGCCATTCGAGGCCGCCGGTCGGTTCGGCGCGGATCGCCAAGTCCTGATCGATGTGGCCCGTGAAGGAAAGGCTTGGCTCCTCGTCGCCGACCAGCTCGAAGTCGGGGTCGCCGTCGATCTCGTCGAGGACGCTAATGAGGCGGTCTATCAGCCGGCAGACCTGGGCGCGGAAGGCGTGGCGTGACGCTGCGGGGTGCGGGATCACAACGGCGGTCACTGCTGCACCTCACCGACGGGCGAGAAGATGCGGCAGGGCGACTTGAGCCCTTCGCCGAACCAGAGACGCGGCATGGCCTGAACCCGATCCTTCGGCGCGACCAGCTGGACCAGGCAGAGGGACGAAGGATCGACGCCGGCCGAATAGGCTGCAGAGAAGGCGCGCGGGGCGTCCGGGTGGATGAGGCAGACGGAAGCCCAGAGGTCATGCCACGCCTGGCAGGCGCGGGCGGGTAGGGGGTTTTGGGGGATGGCCTGTGCGACAGGCGCAGGTGTGCTATTGGCAGTGAAAGCCATTCTCGATGCTCCAACATCGGGTTTCGGTTAGGGCTGGGGGGAAGCTCCAACTTCCCTCCGGCCTGCTACTCTGATAACAGAGTAAGCATGGATGGTAAAGATACCCTGATAACAAAGAAACGGCGCGGCCCGGCACCTACCGGCCAGGGCACCCTCGTGGGCGTCAGGCTCCATCCCGACATGCTAGAAAAGCTGGACGCCTGGCTCGAAGGCGAGGCCCGCCACAAAGGCCAGGACAAGCCCAACAGCCGTGCCCATGCGATCCGCGAGATCCTGCGGGAGCGGTTCGATGACTGACCTAACGACGGAGCCCAAGGTGGCGTTCTCGGTGAGAGAGGCGGCCGAGGCGATCTCGATAGGTTCGAGCACCGTTTGGCGTTTGATCCACGAGGGGCAACTCAAAACCCTCAAGCTCGGCGGTCGCACGCTCATCCGACGCGAGGAACTGATCCGCCTGTTGGATAGCCTGGAGCCAACAGACGGGTCCTCTGTGGCGCAGGCAGACAGGTAATCGGCGCACGCCTCGAACCCTGATCCACGAGTGTGCGACTAGTCACCCAGTCTAAGTCTCTGATTTTCCACGATTTGACCTAAAGTGTGCGACTAGTCACCCAAGGGGGGTAAAAATGTTTCACGAAACAGATCAACGCGTTACGCCAAGTCGCAGGTGTGCGTAGTGTGTGCTCGCTTTTGAGCGTTTCACAGAAGCCGAACCCCTGGGCCTCGACCGTGGATATTTCGGCGAGGTCGGGGGTAACCCACCGCTTTGGTCGGCGTCGCCTTGCGTGAACAGAAGTGGAACGACTACGCTCGTCGTAGTGGCGTATCCCCCAACCGAATCACACAGGAGGTCCGCACATGACGGATCTAAGCAAGTTCAGGGACTACGGTTCCTCGAAGCAAGACGAGCTGATCGATGAGGCGCCGGAAGCACGGGGCCAGAGGTCAGTGGATGAGTCTGTCGCTATGGCTCAGCAGTACATGGCAATGCAGGAGGCTGCCCAGGCCCAGGCCAACCGACCCGGCGATCTGCTCGAGGAAGTTCTCGAGGCTCAGAACACCACCAACGGCCTGCTTCGCGATCTCATCGGTGAGATCAAGACGCTACGCTTCGCGATGGAGGTGGCCCGTGGCGGGTCGTGATTATTCCGGCGAAGGGTTCCTGGTGGTCGGGGGCGACCGGTTCCCGGTGCGCTATCGGCTCCAGACCTTCATGAACCGAGGAATGATGGACGGCGCTGGGGTGGTGAGCAACGAAGGCGGTGGGGTCCACGCCGCCTTCGAAGCATCAAAGGCCTCCTTGGAAATGGCGCACGGGCAGTCCGCCCCGATCATCGTCACTCGTTGGATGCCAGCGGCAGAGTACAGCGAGTTCTTGCTGGCTGGTGCGATCCAGTAAGGTCGCAGACTAGGCCGCATCCCTCTGTTCGACCTGTCGGACCAGCTCGACCGCCGCACTGATGGCCGGGCTGGTCTGATTGTCGTTTGAGGCTAGGGCGTCGTAGGCGGCGCTGGCTGCGTCGGCGCAGGCCTTCCTCAGGCCGTCCCCCAGCTTCACACCCTGCTTCCAGTTGTTGGGCTGGTTGGCGAAGGAGGGGGCCCAGATGACCCGGCCGAACTGAGGATGATCGACCAGCAGGCAGCCCTCAAGCGTGAGGAGTTCGCCGACCTTGATCGTGCAGTAGGCAAGGTGTTTCGTGCCCTTCTTGTTGGGCTCCCGCTCGACGCGGGCGATAGATGTGACGCTGATGGTCATGGCTGCTCCTATGCGAAGTTGATGTCCTCGATCCATTCGGACTCGAAGATGGAAGGGCCCGCGTCGGAGGCCTGAGCGCGTGCAATGGCCATGGCGGCCGCTACGGCGCCGTCGATCTTCTCGGCGGATTTGGACTTGATGAAGCGGGCGGTGTCGCCCTTGGGGCCGCGGTCGATCACGGCGTTGTTAAAGTTCCAGCGCAGGACCGGGTGACCGCCGTGTCGGAGCTTCCCTGAGATCAGGGCTCGCTCGGTCTCCATGATGGCCGGGGTCATCGACAGCCAGCCCTGGCGGAAGTGGATGAGGTTGATGCCCATGTCCTGCAGGCGGGGGACGATGCCGGCGGACATGGCGGGGTCGATGGCCAGTTCCTGGATCCGGTACTGCTGGCTGATCTCTTCGATGACGCTCTCGACATAGGCGTAGTCGACGACGTTGCCTGGCGTGGCGGTGAGGTAGTCCGCTTCGGCCCACGTCAGGTACGGGACCTGATCACGCTCCTGGCGCTTGGAGAGGTTGTCGGCCGGGCAGAAGAACCAGGGGCGCACGGTATAGCCGCCGTCATTGTCCCTGAAGGCCGCCACGATGGCCGTGAGGTCCTGGGTGCTGGATAGGTCGACGCCCAGCCAGACCGGCTCTCCTTCACGGGCGTCCCAATCGATCGGGTCGGCGCCGCGATCATAGACGTCCATGTCGAGCCATGGGTCCGGCGCGCCGTCCGACCAAATGTTGAGGTAGTAGCGTTTGAAGGCCTCGCGCTGGGCCGGGATCTCGGCGGCCTGGCGAGCGGTGACGCGCATCTCCTCGAGAGACCTGAAGCCGTCGGCTATGGCGGGGTTCACCGCCATCCAAACCGCCTCGTCCTGCCAGTCGGCATCCTTGGGCGTCTCGAACAGGATCGGCAGGAAGGTCTCATCGATGATTTCGTCCGAGGCGACCTTTCGGGCGTAGTCGTAAAGCTCGTGGCCGAGGCCGTGGACGCCGGAGCCGGCCGTGGTGATGACGATGGACAGAGGTTCCTCGCGCTTGCCCATGGACTGGCGCAGCACGTCCCAGAGCTCGCGTTTCGGCCAGGCGTGAACTTCGTCGGCGATCAGGCAGGAGATCGACAGGCCGTGCTTTGAATAGGCTTCGTGCGAGATCGCCTTCAGCGTCGAGCGCGTGTCGGGATGCTGGATTGCCTTGTAGGACGGGAGCACCTTGGTTCGGCTCTTCAGCGCCGGCTCTTGGGCAATCATGCCCGAGGCCGCGTTGTAGGCGATGGACGCCTGCTCTCGGTCGGCAGCCGCGACGATCACCTGACCGCCGGCCTCCTTTTCCGGCCCGACTAGATGAAGCAGCCCCAGGCCAGCCGAGAGCGTAGTCTTGCCGTTGCCGCGCGGGAGCAGGATGAAGACGGTGCGGACGCGTCGGCGCCCATCCTCGCGGGTGTCCCCATAGATGCGGCGGACGATGCGCTCCTGCCATCTGGCCAGCTTGAACCGCTGGCCGGCGAGCTTGCCCTCATGGAGCTTCAGCTTCTGGATGAAAGCCGCCGCTCTGGCGCCTTTGCCGAGCGGATCGGGGATCGGGCTGTCGTCAGTCCACCAGGTCACCGAAGCCCCCGTTATCGTCACCCTCGTCGCTGATGGCGGGGCGCGAACGGGAGACGGGCGTCAGCCCGAGTTCGGCCGCCAGTTGGCGGGCGTGGGTCATGGCGGTGTGCATCACGCGGATGGCCGGATGAGGGCGCGGGACCCCTTTGTCGCCGGCGAAGAAGGGGCTCTCCAGGCTCGAGAGGGTGGCCTGACAGTCGCGGACCTGACCGATGGCCAGGCAGTAGTTCTCGAGGCTGCCGAGGTCGCCGTCGGTCAAGATGCGGCGCTCGGCAAGGATGGGCGCGCAACGGTCCCACTCGCCACGCGCCATGGCGGGCAACCAGGCAGGGCAGGCCGGGGCCGTGGTCAGCGGCGCCCGGTCCTGCTTGAGGTTCGGCTTATCACCCCGCACCATTGGGCCCCTTCTTCACGAGGGCGTCCTGCCAGCGCCGGGCGATGCTCAGGAGATCGCTAGGCGCGCGGCGGACGGTGCCGGTGTTGTCGATGTCGGGGCCGCCGATGAGGCGTTGGAGCAGAGGGATGCGCTTGGCGCGCTCCAGGGTGGCGGACGTATGGGCGTGCCAGGCCGCGAGGCGGAAGCGCCGCCTCTCAGCGTTCGTGCGCCCCTCGACCACGGCCAGATAGAGCCGTGGCGTGGTGGCGAAGAAATCCTCTGGCCAGCCGCCCATCTCAATCCATCCGATCAGGAGGCCGCCCCAGTCCCACTGCCCGCCTTCTGAGGGCGGCCCTTGGACCGGCCAGCCCCCGGGAAGGCTTTGGCGAGGGCGTCGGCGACCAGACTGGCGGACTTCTCGATCCCTATCTCGGAGATCAGGTCGCCGGCCTCGGTCTCGGACATCTGGTGGCGCGCCAGCAGACCGGCCCAGAACATGGTGCGGAGGTTGCCCATGCTGAACCCTTCACCGAGCAGGGAGCCGATCTGTCCCGTAGAGACGCCCAACTTCTCCTCGAGCGCCACCAGGGCGTTGATCGGATAGACGATGATGTAGTCGTCGGCGCCGGCAGTGAACCCGACCTCGCCCTTCATAGGATTGGCCATCAGTCGTTCTCCCTTAGCGCGCCAGCGGTCAGGCGGATGGTGACCGTGGCGGTCATGCGGTCATCGCTCGGGACGGCGGGCTCGTACCCCGTGACCAGGCCTGGGAAGGTCCAGGTGGCGAGGTTCGGGAAGACGATGCGGAAGTTCTTTGCCATCCGACCTCGCAGCGCAGCGAGGATCTGGGTCTCGCTCGTCGAGCCTGGAAGGAAGCTCATCTCGAACGAGGTCTCGCCGGGATCGATCAGCCCCGCGATGGACTGGACATACTCGGAACTCAGGCTCCCGTAGGTGATGGCGTTGACCGTTTCGTTCGGCGGGGTGATGTCGGTAACCTCGGCGATCGTCGTGAAAGTGCCGGGAGTGGCGCTTTCGATCTGGAACTCCGAGCCATTCCCGATGGCGGCGGTATCAGTCATTTTCGGCCTCCTTAGCCGTGTGCCAGACAGAGATGTCTATGCGGGTGCGGAAGAGCGGCACGGGGTCAGTGCCCTCGAAGCTGTCGCTCTCGCCGTCGATGAAGATCCCTTGCAGCACGATGCCGCCCGTCAGGGTGCGGGAGTGGGGAAGTGCGGTGACGACGGCGCGCCCCAGCAGCTTCGCCTCCTTGAAGGTCTTGCCCCAGGCGTCGATCTGGACGGTGCTGGACTCCAAGTCGGAGCGGCCCGTCATGGTGGCGCCGCGCCGGCCGGTGACCCGGTGCAGGGTCAGGGCAGGGATGTCGGTGTCGTCCGGTCGAGCGGACCAGTTCACCCGATCCCCGACCATGCCGGTGATGCCGGGGTGACCGAGCAGCAGGGCGGTGATGGCCTCTTCCATCATTGGCCTCCTTTCGTGCCTTGGCGGGCGGCCTTGCGCGCGGCGCGCTTGGTGGCCTTGTCGATGTGCGTGGCGAGGTTGGTCTTCACGTCCTCGAGGAGCTGTTCCTTCCCGGCTTCCCAGGCGGGGCGCATGAACGGCCGGGGCGACTGCTTGCGGTTGCCGAACTCTTCCTGGATGCCCTGGGGCTGCTGGCCAGGGCCCATGTGCGCCTCGATGCGGTCCTGGCGCCTATACCCGCGACCACGGGGGCGGCCGGTCGTGACCCCGATGCTCTCGCGGAGTTCGCCGGTGCGGTCCTGGGCCACGTTCTGCCGAGCGGCCTGGGCCATCGGCTCCAGTGCGTCCCGCAACGTGCGGCGGCCGACGTTGCGGGCCGTGGAGACCTTCAGTTCCTGAAGGGCGCGATCCAGTTCGCGCAGTCCCTGAACTTTCACCCGGACCCGGCTCATGATGCGGATCCTTCGGTGTGAAGTTCCATGTGCAGGCGGCCGAGCGGGCGGACCTCGCGGATGTTCAAATCGACGCCCTCCAGCCTGACCCGGTCGGTCGTGCGGATGTCGGGCTGCCGGTGCGTGCGGAAGACGATGCGGCGGGATGCGCCCACGCCGTCGGCGGCGAGATACTCCCGGCCGCTCTGCTGGATCCGCTCGGCCATGGCGGTCGTGTGGACCGTCTCGCCCATGATCGGCGCGTTGAACTCGTCGCGCCCGGTCTCGCCGTCGCGGATGATCTCGATGTAGGTGTCCAGCCGGCCCAGTCTCATCCGAACACCCAGGGTCGCAGGTCGCTGAGCAGCGCCTGGGCCTCCTCTGGTACGGTTGCGCCCTCCCGGCCCTCGTAGAGCGCGGCGAGCGTCATTTTGACTGCCTGATCGAAGATCGGCGGCAAGGGATCGGGCTGGTCCTCGGTGCCAATATAGCGACTGCAGGCATCCGTGGCGGCGATCAGCAAGCTGGCGATCAGCTCGTCTTGGTGCGGGTCCAAGATGCCCAGGTGAGCTTTCGCATCATCGATGGAGGTGGTCATCGATAGCCGCTCCTAGTGTAGCGAGAGCGCTCGCGATCTTTGCCGAGCGTGTCGAAGACGTGTTTGGTGATGGCCGCGCCGCCGGCCATAGCGATCTCAGTCGCGACCGGAGTGGCGATCTTCTGAACCTGGACATCGAAGTAGGGGGAGGGATTCACGGTCAGTTGATAGCCGCCGCCCTGCTGGCGCTGTTGCCCAGGTGTGGAGATGTCCACTCGCTCGCCAGGAGTGGCGCGGAAGGCGACGAGCTTGGAATCGACCGGTCCAGAGCCGCCGACGTTGAACGAGCCACCGTCACGGAAGCCTAGGAGGTTGCCGAAGAAGTTGCCGAGGCCGCCCCCGCCCGACCCGCCCATCATGGCCGAGACGGGAATGCCGGTGGCCATCTCGACTGCCTTCAAGGCCAGCATCTCGAGGATGATCTTGGCCACGGTGGCGACGAAGGATTTCAGCAGATCCGCGAGGCTGCCCTGTCCGGTTATGGCCAGATCGACCAGACCGTCCGTCAGGGACACGGTGGCGTCGAGGATGCCGGCGATGGCCTGCTGCATCGGGGCGCTGATCTGCTTGGTGGTCTCTCCCAGGCTGTTCAGGCTGTCGAGCGTCTCCTGCGGGATCAGAGGCTTGGTGGGGTCAAGCTTCGGACCCTCGGGCATCGTCATGCCCTCGGCCCAGACGCCGCCCTCGGCCTGAGCCGCTTCGGTCGGGGAGATGACGCCACCGGCGGCGGCGGCACGAATCTTGGCGATCTTGTCGGCGACCTCGCGGGCGTTGCGCTCGGCGTCAGTCAGCAGACCTTCCATGATGACCGCGACGTCGTCTCGCAGCTTCTGGAAGGCGCGCTGGGCCTCGGCCGTGGCGTTGCGAGCGGGCTGGACCATGCCGGCATCCAACTTGGCCATCCAGGCGGCGACGCCCTCGACCATGTCAGGGATGTAGCTGTGGCCGACCACGGCGTCGTAGAGACCGAAGAAGAAGCCCTTCACCGCCTCGATCTTCTGGCGCACCGGCTCGACGACCAACTGCTGGAACCGGTTGACCAGCCAAGACGCAACGCCGGTGACGAGGCGCTGCATGGACGAGACCGCCCAGTCGGCGAGGCCGGAGAAGGCGTTGCGGAGGCCGGTGATGACGTTGGTGACGCCGGTCTTGTAGGCTTCCCAAGCGCCCGACCAATCGCCGCGCAGCAGGGCCGCTAGAACCTTGAAGCCGTCGGAGATGGCGGTGATCACGACGCCGACAACCCGCATGACGGTGCCGAGGATTTGGATCAGCGCCTCGCCCAAGACCGAGGCGTAGGCCATCTGGAATTTCATCAGGGCCTGGACCGCGTCGGTCTCGAACAGAGCCTTCATCAGCCCGACGAAAGAGCCGACCAACTCCCGCACAGAGCCGATGATCTGTTGAAGCGGCGGGCCTAGGGTCTCTTGGGCGACGGCCCAAAGGCGCTTTAGGACCGGCTCGATGTCATCGCGGAAAAGCAGAAAGGTCCCGACCACGGCCGCGACGGCTGCAGCGATCGGCAGGATCAGCGGCGCGATGGGCGCGAGGAGGGCGCCGACGCCGGCAAGGACCCCGCCGGTACCGAGTGCGCCGGCGAGCGAACCCATCGCTGCGACTACACCGCCCACCGCGATCAGGATGGGGCCGACGGCTGCGGCAATGCCGGCTGCGACGGCAATGAACTGTTGGGCCGGGGCAGGGAGGTTGGCGAAGGATCGCGCGATCCCGGCCAGGGCCTCGACCAGCGGGACCGCGACGTTGCGGACGATGGGCTCGAACGCGCCCTCCAGGTCCATCATCGCAGTCTTAAGCGGGGTGAACATGTCGGCCTTGGCGGCAGCCTCGGCGGCCCCACCGAACTGCCGTTCCAGTTCCGCCAGCATGATCGCCTGGGCGCCGGCCATGTCGCCGACCCCCTGCATGGCCTTGATCTGGGCTTCCTGCTCCTCGGTGAACTGGATCCCGGTGCGGCGCAGGGCGGTCAGCCCCTTGATCGGGTCGTTCAGGGCCTTGCCGACCATCAGGGTCGCGGACTGAAGGTCGGTCCCCAGGCGGGTCGAGAGGTCCAGGATGGCGCGTTGGGCACGGTCGAAGGTGGCGCCGGCGACGTTGCCGAAGGTCAGCAGGTTCGCAGTGACGCTCTTCAGGATCTCGTCATCATCGACCCCGGTTAGGTTCCGGAGAGATTCGGCAGTGGCGGCCAGTTCATCGGCGGTCTTGCCCGAGGCGTCGCCCATGCTGGCCAGGGCCGAGTTGACCTGGGCGGCAGCGGCCGCGGCGTCCTGACCGCCTTGGAGCAGTTGCATCCCGAGCGCGGCGAGCGGCGCTGTGATCGCGGCCGTCATGCCGACGCCGACCGTGGCCAGCCGACCGCCGATGGCGTTCAGCCGGTTGCCAGCGTCCTGAAGCTTCTTCTGGCTATCGGTCAGCCCGTTTTCGAACGCAGCCGAGTCCAGGCCGAGGGTGACGCGCAGGGCGCCGACGATGGCGTTAGAGGCCATTGGCGCGCTCCTGCTTCTGCTTGATCGAGGAGTGGCAGGGCGACGAGGCCATGGGCTGCCAGTTCGACCGGCGCCAGAACAGGGCCTTGTCGCCTCGATGCGGGATCTTATGATCGACCATGTCGGCCTTGCGACCGCAGCCGCAGGCGCAGAGCCGGTTCTCGGGCAGGGCGAGGAAGGCCTTGCTCTCCCTCTGCCACTTGCTGTCGTAGCCGCGTTCCCGAGCGGACGGGCGCCGGGCCTCATAGGCCTTGGCGCGCGCGGCCGTGCAGGCGAGGCAGGACCGCCCCGTCTGGACCACGCGGCCACAGCCGCAGATGCTCGGCGCCCGCATCGGCATCAGGTCACCGGCGCGTGGGCCGGGCGGCCGAAGATGGCCACGGCGGACAGGGGCGTCGGGGTGCCGTGCGTTCCGCTGAAGTCGGGCGTCAGGCGGATGTAGCGGGCGTCGCCGATGTAGCCGAACTTCGTGACGGTCGGGGTGGCGTGCGCGGCCTTGAGGGCCAGCACGATCCCGTCGTCAGCGGTCAGGTCCAGACCGACGACGTCCTTGGCCAGAACATCGGTCCAGTCTTCGCCGTCGTAGCTCTCCTCCAGGACGAACTCGATCTTGTTCGCGGCGGTGAAGGTGATGCCGCCGGCGCCGACATGAACGGCGAAGGTGACCGAGCCGAAGCCCTGCCGGTCGATGCTGACCGGGGCGACGTCGGCGGAATAGGCGCCCGGCGCGACGGCCGAGACGACTTTCAGGGTGTTGGATTGCTCGCGCATCAGGGCTCTCCTCAGCTCGTGGCCATCTTGAGTTTGCGGAAGGCGTCGGGGCGGACGACGCCGCCACCGACCCGGCGACGGCCGTGGAAGCGGACCAGGCCCTCGGTCGCGACGGTGTAGGGGTCACGCAGGATCGACAGGCCGACCCGGTCGACGATGCGGTAGCCCACGCCGAAATCGCCGTAGAGGATGGGGGTGTCGTTCGCGGCGATGTCGGGCATGTCCACGGCCTCGACGACCGGACGGCCCAGGATGGTCTCGGGCTGGCCAGCCTGGAACGACGGCTGCCACAGGAACCGGCCGTCGCCGTCCTTCAGCTTGCGGATGGTCGCGAGCGTCGTGGCGTTCAGCATCCAGGAGCCGCGGTTCCGGTAGGCTGCCGGCAGGCTGTACATCAGGCCGATCAGGGCCTCGGGCGACAGGTTGGCGGCGTGGCCATTGGCGACCGACTTGATGGTCTGATCCTGCAGCACGCCGACCGGCTTCTTGTTGCCGTCGCCGTTGGTGAAGGCCACGCCCTCCAGCCGACCGAACTCCTCGGCGAAGTCGCTGGCCAGTTCGGCGGCGAGGTCGATGGCGCTGTCTTCCAGCAGCCAGTTCGACACGTCGATGTAGGCGGCCATCTCGTGGACCTCGAGCGAGGCCTGGCCATAGGTGGGCTCGGTCTTGGACCGTTCCTCGGTCTCACCGACCCACTTGGCGGTGATGGTGCCGGTGCGCTTCGGCCAGGTCACGCGGCCGGCGCTGGTCGGAGTGACGCGAGCGGCCGAGCGGATCGGGCTGATCTCGACCAACTCCTTCTGAAGCTGAGCCTCGAACTGCTCCGGCGCCAGGAAGCCGCCGCGCGTGTCGTCCGAAACGATCAGCGCCTTGCGCTCGTCGCTCTCGAGAGCCTCGGTTCCGCCGCGCACGAAGCCCCAGAAGGCTTTGACCTCGGCCGGCTCTTCGTCATCGCCATCGTCGGCGCCGGGGCGCTTCAGGGCTGCGATCTCGACCTTCAGAGCCTTGGTCTCGTCCTGGCTGGTCTTCAGGGCGGCGTCGACGGCGGTCTTCACGCGGTCGTCGACGGACTTCTCCAGATTGGCCAGGGCTTCCTTGATCTCCAGGTCATCGCCCTCGGGCGCGTCCTTGGTCTCAAGGGCGAGGGGGTGGATGTTCATCAGGCTTGTTCTCCGGCGCGCATGGCGGCGGCAGCCGCGTTGAGCTGGCCAACCAACCGGCGCGCGCGGTCGGGGCAGTGGGACTTCACGCTCTCCAGGCCGGAGAGGGGATTGGCGGGGATGGCGACCAGGCTGATCTCGTGGAGATCGACCTCCTCCAGGAGGCGGGCCTTGCGCTCGATGTCGCGACGGGCGCGGGTGGTGCGGTAGCCGATCGACAGGCCGCGCACGGCGCCGGCTCGGGCGAACTCGTAGGCGTCTCGGCCATCGGTGGTCTGGGTCAGGATCCGACCCTTCACGCGAAGGCCCAGGTGGTCCTCGGTAATCTCATTCCAGACGCCGATGGGGCGCTTCTGGTCATGGCCCCACAGCATCGCCACCGCGCCAGCGGGGCGGGACTTCAGGGATCGGGCGAAGGCGCCGCGCTGGACGATGTCACCGGCGAGGTCGCGATTGCCGAAGTTCGAGGCGTAGCCCTCGATCTCGCCTTGGTCGCCGACGGCCTTGAACTCGATGGGGAACAGCTCATTCGACATTGGCGGCCCCCGGGGTCTCGGTGTTCATGGGGCGTCGGAACTCGTCGCCGCCGGCGTAGGGCGGGCGGTTCTCCATGGCGCGGACTTCGTTCGGGCTCAGGATCCCGTTGGTGATGGCCTGGGCGTAGGCGGTCATCCGGGCGGCCTGGTTCGCACGGGCCAGATCATCGACCAGGAACTCGGCGAAGAAGGTCTCGCGCTCCTCGCGGGTCAGGAGCGAGCGACGGATGCCGCCCTCCCAGACCTTCAGCCAGGGCAGCAGACAGAGGGCGAGGAACTGGCGACCGCCTTCCTCCTGGTTGCTCCAGGTGGCGCGGCCGTATTCCTGCAGCATGGGCGGCGGGATGCGGAAGGGGCGGGCGATCTCGACGACCTGCTGGCCACGAAGCTCCATGAACTGGGCGTCGACGCTGCTGAGCTGGGTCGCGATCCACTCCCAGTCGCTCTCCAGGAACGCCGTGCCGCCGCCGCCTTCACCGCTGTGGGCCTTGTTCCAGGAGGTCACGGCGCGCTTCATGGCGTCGACCGACAGGCCCTTGGGCGCCTTCAGCAGGCCCGAGGGACGGGCGCCCTTGCCGAACAGCTTGGCGGCGTGGCGGTCCATCACGGTCATGATGGCGATGGCCTCGCGCGCCGCAGTGATCGGGGCGATGCCGTCCATGGCGCGGATGTGCAGGATGTCGAAGCGGTCGTAGGTGCGCTGGCGGCCGCTCTTCTCGGTGACTTTGTAGACCGGCTCCCGGGTCAGAGGGTCGCTCTCGACCACCACGCACTGGGACGGGATCTGGACCAGCTCCATGATCTCGCCGCCGGCCCGGCCGATCCAGGCGAACGCGCCCTGGTCGTAGCGGAGCGCCGACGACATCATCGACAGGCGGAAGTCGTAGGCCGAGGTCCAGTCGTTGGCCTGATCGTTCAGGAGGGCGAACAGGGGATGGCCCGTGGCCCGCTCCCTGCCGCCATCGGCGGTGCGCTCGTACAGGTGCAGGGGCAACTGGGCCACGGCTTGGGCGATGACGGCGACGCAGGCGTAGGCCGTGGGGCACTTCAGGGCGCTCTCGGGGGTGATTGAAACGCCGGTCAGGCCACGCTGGGCGCCGAAGATCTCGGCCAGCCATGCGGCGGATTCGGTGTCCTGGGCGTCAGGCGCGACCGAGGGAGAGGCCTTCGCCTCCATCCCCAGGGCTCTCGCAACCGCTTGCAGCAAAATGGCCTCGCCAGTGATTTGACGAGGCCATTGTCGGTGCGCTGGACCGGCCGGGGCAGGCCAGTGCTCTATATTGCTCAATCGTGCTCAGGTGTTTCGCCTTGCCGTGGGGCGAAATCGTCGCCGGGAAAATCTCCCAATCTGGTGACTTTTCGTTTTGTGGGCCCCCGCCGGTCCTTAAGCATCGGCCGAAAGTCTGGAAGCCCCCCCGGGGTTACGTCCACCGGTGTGACGCAACCTGCCGCGTCCACCGATGAGACAAAGCAGGTTTCAGTCCTCGCGTCCGCCGTCGATCACCGTGAACATCGGAACGGGCTCGGCGTCCTGATCATCCATCCATCCCTCAAGCGCTCGAGCCTGGCCTGCCAGGATGTCGTTCGCCACATCGTTCGAAGGCTCGCCGGCCATAGTCCGCGTTCTCATGAGCTCGATGGCGTGACGGCCATCCATCAGCTCAGCCCTCACCAGCACCTTGAACATCATTGCCATGGTGTGGGTCTGGGCCAGGATGATGCCCTGCAGGTTTTCGATCAGGCTGTCCTTGTCGATATTCACGCTGCCGCTCCTTTGGCGTTGGGGTTGTCGTTGTCGGCGCGTCGCCGCTGTTCTTCAAACCATGCCTCGATCTCAGATCGCTTGGCCACCAACTCCCCGGCAAGGCGGTAGATCGGGAAGCGGTACGGCTCTCGGACTCGGCGATGCAGGTTATAGACCTTCTTGGCCTTCGATGCGTCGCCGTAGAGGTAGGCGGCAATAGCGCTGGCGCCGAAGAGCCGATCAGGCTGGGCGTACTCAGGCGGCTTGTTGTCGTTCAGCACCATCCCACCGTCCTCCTCTGCTGCTGCGGCTGGTCGTTAGCGGGCTTGATGGCCTCGGCTGGGTTGGCAAGGCAGAACTCGAGGATGTCCTTGGGAACCCGAGTGTTCGGAGCATCAGGCGCCGGGCCGTCATCGTCGGTCTTCCAGCGGTTCAAACGCTGCCAGCTGCGAACCCGCCACAACCAAGTCTTTTCGACGTGAGGCCGGCCTTCGAGGAATATCTGATCGGCGTTCGGAAGATAAGCTTCCCAGCCCCGCTTCTCGGTGAGCCATGTGTGGGCGGCGCCCATGAACCGGCCGTTCTGGTCCTTGGCGTTTGGGCTCTCCGCGATGAAGGCGCTCACTGCGATTCGGAGAGCCTTCGGATTGATCCCCTCGGCCTCGAGCGAGGCGACTGCTTTTCGGACCAATGAGCGGTTCGATCTCCCTGACGATCCGGTGGGGATCATCGAAAAGATCGCTGACGATTCGATCTCACATTCTGGAGAGACAGCAGCAGCTATTCTTTCAAAGGGTTCCTTCATAGGGTTGGGGGTCCGCTGGTGGACCCTTTTATCGGTCAGGAATGGACCCTTTTCTTCATCAGAAGGGGTCCGCTGGTGGACCCTTTTATCGGTCGAAAAGGGTTCATTCGTGGACCCTTTTACGGGGTGGAGGAGGGGGCGATACTCGTTGGCCCGACCGCGCCCGGAGCTGACGACTACCTCCATATGGCGCCGCTCACGGACCTCTTTCACAACCCGCTTCAGGGTAGTCTCCCCGACGCCCAGCATCTCCATGAGGACGCTCTGCGAAGGCCAGGCGGTGCCAGTTTCCCTGTTGAGGAAGCACAGGGCGAGGAGCGTGCAGAGCCGGGCGCCGACGTGGCTCAGGCCAGTATCGGCCGTAACCTGCTCGAGCCAGGCCAGCTTGTCGGCGGTAAAGGTGTCCTTGGTCATCCCAACCTCGCCAGTCGGTCGACGATCCGGTTCATGAGCCAGGCTCGGGTCGCGGGCCTGCCTGATGCTAGGCGAGTTCGGATTGCCCGACGGATGAAGCCGGGATCGCGCCGCTCAATCTCGGCGTAGGTGCGAGCATCAAGGCGCTCGTCCTGGGATAGACCGGCCCAGACGCCTGCGAGTGTCGAGCGGTCAGACATCGGCTTCACCCTGCGGCTCGTCGCTGAAGGCAAGCTCCAGGACGTTGTCGGGGACCACGTCGGTGAGGAGCGAGATCATAGACAGAATCGCCAGGGAGCGGCGCTCCTGGTCCGCCCACGGGCCAACCAGCCCCATATCGGCCAGTGCGCCCTCGGCCCCCTCCCTGATGGACTTCGCAAAGATCCTGACTGAGGCGTCATCGCAGAAGGCCGCAGTCGCATAGCCGACGAACTGGATGTCGGGCTCGTTGCGGAAGCGATCGTGCAGCTCATCGATCTTCTTGCGCGCGCGGGCCACTCGGGCGCGGCGGATCATTGAGCCGATCAT